CATACGATATGTACAAAGAATTTGACCCGGATGCTTTTATCGTAGAAGCAAAAGCAAGTGGTTCACCTTTGATATTCGAGCTTCGCAGAATGGGGATCCCTGTCAGCGAGTACACACCGAGCAGGGGTAGAGACAAGATTGCTCGCGTAAATGCAGTATCCGACTTATTTTCATCAGGACTTGTATGGGCACCCAAGAAGAGATGGGCAGAAGAAGTTATTGAACAGTTTGCTGCCTTTCCTGCTGGGGACCACGATGATCTCGTCGATGCAAGCACTCAAGCATTGCTGAGATTTAGACAGGGTGGATTCATTTCCTTAAACACTGACGAAAAAGAAGAAGAGTTTTTTCGTCACCGAAAGGCAGCGTATTACTAATGGACGAATTGTTAGAAAAACTTAAAGCACTTGGACTTTTTGTAGCCGAAAGTGCTCCGTACACAGGTCAGGCCATTTCCGGTGCTAGAACACTAGAATCAATTAGAGATAGAGACCTAGGTGGAACCGCGCTTGGCATTCTTGGATTGGTGCCCGGAGCGGGTGGGACCATCCGTAAGGTTGTTAATAAAGGCGGCAAGATGCGCCGAGTGGGTACATCATGGAGGCCGGGAATGACTCAGCGTCAAGCCCAACAAGCCGCTAGGGGTAGAAATTTTAGGATCAAGAAGAATGAGTATGGTGAGTTCGTTTTAACAGACCCCAATGACCCAAGCTTTGAGTACTTTGCGGGTGACTTAGAAGATGCTGTAATGACGATGGACTTTGAAGCCAACCGACTCGGTAGATAATTACTATGGCCGTAGACAAAAGCCTTACAGAAATCTTCCCAGAAGATATTTTGATGGCAGAAAACACCAACATTGAGTTTCCAGAAGAGGATATGATGGAAGCCCTTATCATTGAAGAGGATGATGGGGGTATGACATTTGATTTTGACGGGGGCCAAGAAGAGGTTGGTGAGATTCCGTTTACGGCAAATCTCGCTGAGTACGTTGACGAGAGCACGCTTGGGCATTGCGCTTCCAAGTTGATGCAGATGTTCAAGGACGATAAGTCTAGTAGGTCTGACTGGGAGAAATCCTACAAAGAAGGGCTTGATCTCCTTGGTCTTGAAATGGAAGATCGCTCAACACCATGGCCGGGAGCATGTGGTGTATTCCACCCAATGTTGTCCGAAGCGGTTGTCCGTTTTCAGGCACAAACCATTCAGGAGATATTTCCCGCTAAGGGTCCCGTAAAAACAAAAGTATGGGGGCAGACAACACCAGAAACTATTTCTCAAGCAAAGCGTGTTCAGGAGTACATGAACTACCAATTGCTTGAGGTAATGACAGAGTACCGCGCGGAAACGGAAAAGATGTTGTTTAGTCTTCCGCTGTCCGGTGCTGCGTTTAGGAAGGTGTACTACGATCCAACCTTGGGCAGACCGTGCTCAATGTTTGTTCCGGCTGAAGATTTTGTTATCTCGTATGACGAGTCTTCGCTAGAAAATGCAGAGCGTTATACCCATGTAATGAACCGAAGCTCTAATTACATCAGGAAGCTACAGGTTAGTGGTTTTTACCGTGACGTAGAACTCACTTCATCAGAGCCAGCGGCAGACGTAATCAAAGACAAGTACGATGAAATTTCTGGTGTATCGTTTTCAGGGTCTGATGATGATCGCCACCAACTCCTTGAAATTCATGTTGATTATGATCTTCCCGGATTTGAGGACCCTGACGGAATTGCACTGCCTTATGTAATTACAATTGACAAGGGTTCTTCTGAGATTCTTTCTATCTACAGGAACTGGGACGACCTTGATCCTAACCGAAAGAAAGTCGAACACTTTGTTGATTATGGTTATGTGCCCGGAATTGGGTTCTATAACCTTGGCTTAATTCACATGATCGGCGGGTTGGCTAAGTCTGCCACCAGCCTACTTCGTCAACTCGTAGACGCTGGCACCCTGTCTAATTTACCCGGTGGCTTGAAAACACGAGGGCTAAGAATCAAGGGTGACGACACACCTATTATGCCCGGAGAGTTCAGGGATGTAGATGTTCCGGGTGGAGTCATTCGGGACAACATTACGTTCCTTCCCTACAAGGAGCCGTCATCCGTTCTGTATCAGCTTCTAGGCACTATCGTAGAAGAAGGTCGCAGATTTGCTTCTATGGCAGACCTGAAGATTGATGACATGCGGCAAGATGCGCCCGTAGGTACAACGCTTGCCATTCTTGAGCGGGCCATGAAGGTGCAGTCTGCGATTCAAGCAAGGATTCACGCCAGCCTTAAAAAAGAATTTAAGATTCTTGCAAGAATTATTCGCGACCACACGTACCCCGCGTATCCGTACCAAACAGAAGAAGAAGCTGAAATCAAGGTTGCCGACTTTGACGACCGCGTAGATGTATCCCCCGTATCTGACCCGAACGCAGCAACAATGTCTCAGAGGTTGATGCAGTACCAAGCTGCACTACAGCTTGCTGCACAAGCTCCGGGTCTTTACGACCTACCCATGCTCCATCGTCAAATGATGGAGTTGATTGGTATACCGAACGCCGACAAGATCGTCCCGTCTGAAGATGAGGGTACTCCAGTTGATCCTGTTACGGAAAACCAGAACATCCTCACGATGAAGCCGGTCAAATCTTTTGAGTGGCAAGACCATCAGGCCCACTTGAATGTCCATATGACATTGAAGAATGATCCTCAGTTTGGTCAGGAAGTTCAGAACACACAGCTTGGCGGGGCAAAGCTGGCAGCACTTGACGCCCACGTCAGCGAGCACTTGGGCTTCTTGTTCCGCAGTCAGATCGAAGAAGAGCTTGGCGCACCGCTGCCACCGATGGGTGAGCCGTTGCCTGCTGACATCGAAAAAAGACTCAGCACGTTGGTGTCAGAGGCTGCAAGTCAATTGCTTGGCAAGAAGCAGCAGCAGCAGGAAATGGAGCGGATTCAGCAGCAGCAACAGGACCCGATTATCCAACAGCGCCAACAGGAAATCGACATCCGGGCCGCCGAAGTCCAGCGCAAGCAGATGGCCGACCAACAGAAAATGCAGCTTGAACAGCAGAAGCTGGCAGCCAAGGTGCAGAAAGATGCCGCCGACACCGAAATCGCAGAAGAACGTCTTGCGCTAGACACAGAAACTCAAGAACAAAAGCTTGACCTAGAAGAAGCCAAGATTACTCTCGACGCCATGGATTGATGGAATATCTGACTTACCTCAAGTCCTCTATCAGAAACCAGATGAATGAAATTGCCGACGCAATGGCAGTGGGTACTTGCACAAGTATTGAGCAGTACAGGCAAATGGTTGGAATGATCGAAGGTCTGGCTTGGGTGGAAAGAGAAATCATAGACCTAGAAGAAAAACTTAAAGATCCCGTGTGAGCATGATGGCCTATGGAAACAAATGTGTATGAAGTTGTTTCTTCCATATGGCCTGTTTTCTTGGGTCTTATAACACTCGTGGTAGTGTTAGCCAAAATGCACTCTTCTATTGAAGTGCTACAGGAAAAAGTTAGAGTGTTGTTTGAGTTGTTTAATAAGCGCGAGAAGTAATAGGGCGCGTAAGGGATTTGACGTTTTGTAAAACTTTAATAAGTTCAGAGCGGACCCCGGTTCGATTCCGGGCGCGTCCATTGTCGTATCCATCGCTATTACGTAGCGCAAAAAGAGGAGATGTTATGACTGCTACAGCAGAAGCAGGAACAGTAGATGTTGACACAGAGGCACCACGAACAGCCTCACAGCTTCCAGAGCCAAAAGGCTACAAGCTGCTCATCGCCTTGCCGGAGGTTGATGAAAAAACCGATGGCGGCATTATCAAGTCTGCCAAGTACCAGCAGGAAGAGCAGATCGCCACAGTAGTGGGGTGGGTAATGTCTATGGGCCCTGACGCCTACAAGGACGAAGAAAGGTTCCCACACGGACCATACTGCCAAGAGGGTGAGTTTGTTGTCTTTCGATCGTTTAGTGGCACACGAATCAAGATCCACGGGAAGGAGTTTCGTCTGATTAATGACGACACCGTAGAAGCGGTTGTTGAAGATCCTCGCGGCATCGAGAGGGCGTAATAATGTCTACAAAAGAAGAGGCGTTCTTCGGTATCACCAATGACGTAACATCTCCAGCACCCGAGCTTGGTGATGATGTGGAAATCGAATTTGTAGATGATACACCAGAAGAGGATAAGCCTTATACCAAGCCAACGGCTGTCCCCGAAGAAATCCGCGATGCTTCGGAAGAACCCAGTGAAGAGCCTGATACAGAGAGTTCTGATTCAGAAAATAATCCTGACGAAATAAAGAGTGTTTCCAACAGGGTTGAAAAGCGAATCAAGAAACTTCGCAGGGAGTATCACGAAGAGCGCAGAGCAAAAGAGGTGGCCGAGCGACTTAGTGAGGAAGCTGTCAGGGCTACCCAGCAAATGCATCAAGAAAACCAGAGACTTATGGATCTGGTTAAAATGTCGCAAAGCGCAGTAACCAACGAAAACAAATCAGGCACCGAAGCTGCTGTTAATTTTGCAGAACAAAAACTCAAGACGGCACATGAATTAGGTGATCCTGAGCAAATCGCAATCGCTCAGAAAAACCTAACCGATGCACAGATTGCTCACTCACAACACCACCTTGCATATAACAAGGTTATTGACGAGTGGAAGCAAAATGCCCCACAAGCGCAGCCGGAACCTGTGCAACATCAATACCCCCAAGTTCCTGAGCCTGACCCTAAAGCTATTGAGTGGCAAGAAAAGAACGATTGGTTTGGGTCTGATTCAGAGATGACAAGCTTTGCGTATGGGGTTCATGACAAGATTGTATCTGATGGGGTTGACCCAGACACAGATGAGTACTATCAATTAATTGATTCTAGGATGCGTCAAGTATTCCCAGATCAATTTTCAGATGAACAACCTCGCACAAAGGCTAATTCCGTGGTCGCCCCGGCCAAGCGAGGTTCCAAGGGGTCGCCACGCAAAATCACACTAACCGCGACCCAGCTACGTCTCGCGAAAAGATTGGGTCTCACGCCGCAGCAGTACGCGGCGCAACTGCTAAAGGAAACATCCTAATGGCTACTCGCGCATCTAGGGAACCACGCGGACTCGACACCCGCGAAACAAATAGTCGCAGCAAGAACTGGGAGCCCGCATCAGTGCTTCCAGATCCTGCTCCGCAGGATGGTTGGGTCTTTCGTTGGGTCAGAACGTCCATGGTTGGGCAGCCTGACAACACCAACGCATCAAAGCGTTTCAGGGAAGGCTGGGAACCCGTCAAGGCTGAAGATCATCCCGAGCTACAGATTATGAGCGATCATGGATCTGAGTGGGGGAAGAAGGGAGCCATTGAGGTTGGCGGACTACTTCTGTGCAAATCTCCAGAAGAGTTCGTTAAAGAGCGGGAAGAGTATTACCGGAAACGCGCAGAAGACCAGATGCAGGCAGTAGACAATAACTTCATGCGCGAGAACGATCCTCGGATGCCTGTTTTCGCGCCTGACAGGAAAACGAACGTGACCTTTGGTGGAAACTGATGGTCACCTGATCTATAGGTAATAATTATGGCGAGTACAGCAGCACCTTATGGCGCTCGTCCCATTGGAACTCTAAGCGCGTCGGGCTCGTTTACGAGCAAGACACGACTTCTTGAGATTGCCAGTGCGTTTGGGACAGCCATTTTTAATGGTGATTTCGTTAAGCTGGTTGCCGATGGAACTGTCGAGAAGGATACGGGTGACTCTGCCCTGACAACTTGCGGCATTTTTCTTGGTTGCCAGTACACTGATCCGGGTTCGGGTCAGCTTACATTCAGCACACAGTGGCCTGCTGGAACAGTAGCTTCGGACGCCAAGGCTTTTGTCCTTGACGACCCAAACGTTCTTATGCAGATGCAGGCTGATGGGCCTCTTGCACTGACAACACGCGGCCTTAACGCTGCGGTAGTTCAGACTGCTGGTAGTACAACCATTGGTAAGTCCAAGGTTGCGGTAGACAGCGGGACTACAAGTGCCCCCGCCGCAACTAATACATTCCCTCTCCGTATCATCGACTTTGTTGATGGTCCCGATAGTGCGGTTGGTGATGATTTTACTGATGTCATTGTCAAGTTCAACGCTGCGTCTGATGGCGCTACGTCGAACCACCAGTACCTCAACGCCACTGGTGCATAAGGAGATATTGACTAATGGCTATTTCACGCGCACAGCTTCTCAAGGAGCTTCTGCCGGGACTCAACGCCCTGTTTGGCATGGAGTACGCTCGTTACGACGAAGAGCATACTCAGGTCTACGAGGCAGAAAGCTCGGATCGCTCCTTTGAGGAAGAAGTAAAACTCTCTGGCTTTGGTGCCGCACCCGTTAAGGGTGAGGGCGCTGCTATTTCGTATGACGCTGCTCAGGAATCGTTCGTGGCGCGGTACAACCATGAAACGATTGCTATGGGCTTTTCGATTACGGAAGAGGCCATGGAGGACAATCTGTACGATTCGCTTTCCGCTCGGTATACCAAGGCGCTTGCTCGGGCCATGGCACACACCAAGCAGGTTAAGGCGATGGAGCCGCTTAACAACGGTTTCGACACATATCAGTCAGGCGATGGTGTGACCATGTTCAGCACGGCACACCCGCTTGTTAGCGGTGGCACAAACTCTAACCGTCCTGCTGTTTCGGTGGACCTCAACGAAACATCTCTTGAGGCCGCAGTTATCCAGATCAGCAAGTGGACAGATGAGCGCGGTCTGCTCATTGCTTGCAAGCCCCGCAAGCTGATTATTCCGTCCGACCTCCAGTTCGTTGCTCATCGCATCCTGATGACTGAGCTTCGTCCCGGTACGGCTGACAACGACATCAATTCGCTTCGCGTAATGGGTGTTGTGCCGGAAGGTCATGCTGTGAACCACTATCTGACAGACCCGGATGCGTGGTTCCTGATGACGGACATTCCGAACGGCATGAAGCACTTCTCGCGAGTGGGCATGGAGACCAGCATGGACGGTGATTTCGACACCGGAAATGTTCGGTACAAGGCCCGTGAGCGTTACAGCTTCGGCGTGTCGGACCCGCTCGGCGTCTGGGGTTCTCCGGGGGCCTGAGTGGTGTAGTACAAGTGGGGTGGGGGTGGCGACGATGCCATCTCCACCCCATTTTTATTATCCGGGTAATCCTGTTCTAGCGACTGTCCCGGCAGACGCTTACGAAGACGCTAGAACAAAACTCTCGTAAGGAAAAATTATTATGGCGACCACTACTTTTTCTGGTCCGATGAAGGTTGGTACTGTGCGAGAAGGCGCAGGTACCAATACGGGTAATGTTGTTTTGTCGCAGTCAGCTACAATTGGCTTTGCTGATACACCCGACCCAACCAGCGCGGTTGCCACAACCATCGTGCTTCCGGCGAACGCTGAGATCGTTGAACAGTATTTTACTGTTACTGAGGTCTGGAACTCGACATCACCTGTGGGTGAGATCGGCACTTTGGCTGACCCTGACGCATACGGCGACATCGCAAACCCTGCAGCCTTGGGGCGCACGACGGTTTCGCCAGACGCCACACAGGCTGTCGCCCTGCTTGACGTCGGCACAAGTGATGTAACTGTATATGCTACTGTCACTCAGACGGGCGTACCCTCAACTGGTGCAGCGACACTGACAATTACATATCGTCAGGTTTAAGTAGTATGGTTGCTGGCGTAGCTCAATCGGCAGAGCAGTTGATTTGTAATCAACAGGTTGGGGGTTCAATTCCCTCCGTCAGCTT